GTTGGTAGTTACCCCAGGTTCAATCGTGACAAAAACATCGCTAATCTGTTTGTCTTCAGGTTCTTCAATGTTGATAACACCGTCTCCAATTTCTGGAAACAGTCGTTCAATCGGACCATATTCTCCAAGTTCTTTAGACTTGTAAATTGGAACATACCTGTTTGTTCCTCTAGAAACACGGCGAAGGTTCATTATTTCAATTCGTTCAAGACCAATGTTTAGCGCTTTAGCTTGTTTTTCGTAAGCCTTTGACCAGTAATCAAGTAAGCTTTGAACCATCCTAAACCTCTGGCTTGCCGGAATATGAACTGACTCTGAAGTTGTAACATCAATATCTCGGCTGTATTCGGTAAGCAATCCCCATAGAGCTTCCACAACGCAGCTCATGCCAATGGTGTCAATAACAATTCCAGACATTCTTTCAAGCGGCAAATCTAGATTGTAAACGTGTTGCTCAATAGCATGGTTTGCGTAAAATTCAAGGTCTGATGGCAAAACCCATTCGTAGTAGTAGCCTTCAACCAAGATACTTGCGCCAGAAGGAGGAGTTTGATTGAAGCGCAAAATACCATTGCGTGCGTCTAGCGAATAGTAAGAACTAGCAGACGTGTTTGAAGTTATTGTTACGGGAGTAGTATTAGTGTATGAAGCAACCCATAGAGAATCAGCGTCAATGTTTGGGTTACCTAATTCGTAAGTTCTACCTACTGCGTTAAACGACACCTGAAAGAACTTAGGAAAGTCCCTTAAAAACCCTCTAGCAATAGTCGTAATTGTTTCTACTGAAGCAGGGTCAAATACTGTATGCATGGTAATAGTTTACTTTATTATTGATCGCCAGAACCAGAACCCGGAACAGTGTCTTGCAATTCCTGGTTCATTGCAGGTTGTTGTTCTCTAAACCGCCCCAAACTAACGCGGCGGATTCTTGTAATGTCTGCAACAGTTCCCGTAGGAGTAGGGAGAAGTTCCTCGCTCACAATCCAACAAGCAAAAATGGATTTAGAGGAACATCTGGAATTACTGTGTATACACCTAAGTTTTGCCAAGATCCAGAATGTTTTACATACAAAGATGATTGTCCCAACGCTGGTGTAAAGCCAGTGCGAATATACAAATCTCCGTCTACACCAACTGCAGGAGGAACTCCAGTTCCACTACGGATAACTGTAGATGTTAATTTGCGTTTATCTACAACACTGTTGTTGCCAAAAGTTTCCCCAGATTTTCTGTACAAAGCATAAAGTACAATTTGAGTAGAAGCAACTGTTGGGAAAACAGGATTGGTTGCACTTGCAGTGCCAATCACAGTATTTAAAGAAAAAGTACCAGCGTTATTTTGCGCAACAATTAAATCAAATCGTGGATCGGCAGAAGGAGCAGTAAATGTCAAGGTGTCTCCAGGAACAGATCCATAGACTCCATCAATGATTACTTCCCCACCAGCAACAATTGCTGAGCCATTAGAGGCTGCAAGGAAAGATGAAGATAAACCAGAAAGAACCGCATAGCGGTTGTTTCCGACAATTTCAAAATCTAATGAATCAGGTTCTGCTTGGTCTAAACTTTGGATTGATACACCAAATTGATTTGCGTTCGGTACTATGAATCCTGTCATTATTTAAACCTCAGAGCGTGTCGTAGATGTTTCCTGATTTCTTAAGATAGTTAAACAATTCACGAGGAAGCTTGTAACGCTGTCCATCCACAAATGAATAGCTTGTCTGACTCCAGAACATAACCCAGCTACCTTTGACCCTCGCTGATACCAAGTCGTCTTTAGTAGTTGGATCAAGTACTTGCGCCTCATCACTTTCAATAGCGTACAAACTTTGATCTTGCTCAACAAATTCTTTAATTTCTTTTTTAGCACGTGCCATTTTATGGCTCCTTTTTGTGTAGTTAACATGTTAGTGGGGTTTTACCCCCACTAACAACGTTAGAGATTAATTAAGCGATTGCTCCACCCTTGGTGTTAATCACAACACGGGATTCTCCAGTAATCATACCGAAGCCCCAAATTGCGTACCAAGCAAGACCATGCTCACGACCAAAGTCAATGACACCACCGTCACGAAGCTCTACTGGCAATGCAATAGCGTGACCAAAAGCGTTGTCACCAATCATGATGGCGCTGTATGAAGTTGCTGTTGGAGCTTGTGCACCAGTTGTACCTGAAACAAGGTCAGTTGGACCGCCACCTGCAACAACTTGAGTTGTCTCAATGAATACTACGTCGTAGATACGACCAATTTCACCGAGCATGAAGTTGCCTGGGGCAGCGTACTTAGTTACTTCAATAAATTCTGGCCAATCACGAAGAGCACGGCTCTGTGATGGGTGAACGAAGCACACGTATGTGTCACCAAGACGTGGGATGTTCTGACCAGCAAGAATCTCAACAGCATCCTTAATGGTTGCTGGCGACAAATAACCTGGGCTGCTGTATGTACCTACAGTACCTGCATCGTATGGCGAAATCGTTGTACGAGCACCCGACGCAACGTTGCGACCAAACACAACGCTTGGAGGAACTGCAGAACCACCAGCAAACGGAACAGCGTTCTGATAGAGCGTGTTGCGTGCTTGGATGTCCATTGATTGTGCCATGTGACGACCAAGCAAGCGGCTTGACGATGCCATTACGTCATCAAACGATGCGTTGAGCAACAACTCGGTTACGGCAAGAGCCTGACCTTGTTCGCCAACTGTAATTTGAATCTGTGATGCTGAAAGAGCCACTGGCTCCATGCGTACGCCTTCAGTCAAAGTTGCGCCTGCATCTTGATCTGTTGAAAGGTTTGAGTAACGCATGAAGTTGATTGTCAAACCAGGCATTACACCAAGTTCTGTCTTCTTTACTGCGAACTGCTCAAAACGAAGAACAGGCATTGCTTGGAACAAAATTTCTTTTGACCAAATCTGTTGAATTGCTGGTGAGAGTGTTGCATCACTTGAGTAGCCTGTTGTCGTTACTGACGTAAGACCTGCTCCTGTAATTGCTCCACCCACTGGGCCTGGAATTGCCATAATTTATCTCCTAAATTTCTTGTTGAATATGGACCTTAAAAACGACCTTTGTTGGATCGTGAACTTAATAGCCTGTCTCTCATTTTAACATACTGGTCCATTGTCATGTTTCGGATGTCATCCGAGTTCAACGTTTGGTATTCCTGTTGGTTTTCCATTGGTCCAGACACTGGTGAAGTAACTGACACGCCTTTAAGTTGGCGTGGTTGAGTCGCTTGCTGGACACTTTGAAGTATAGCAGCACTGCGTTGGCGCAAGATATCTACTGAAGCGTCTACCTCTTCAATAGTGTTACCAGCAACAAGATCAATCAATTCTGGAATGATGTTCTCTTGTTCCTCGTGAAGCTTGCGCTGACGGTAAGCTTCTAATTCTCGCAATTCGCGCTCTTTATCAAGCAACGCTTGTTGAGACTTGCGATCCTCTTCAATTGCTGCAAACCTGGATTGCCACTCAGCGTCAATGTTTTTGATTTTGGCGTTGAATTCATCTTCGGTTTTGGCCAACAATTGCTTGGATGTAAGCTCTTCAAATTCGCGTTGTTTGCGAATTTCTTCCTCAGCACGAGCCGTTTCTTCAGCTTTTTTAATAGCTGCCTCACGATCTTGTGCAAGTAATTTAAGTTGTTCTTCCATTGCCTTTGCTCGTGCATCGGCTTCTTCAAGACGCTTGTACATCTTGTCTTTTTCCTGCTTACGGATGTTTTCAACATCTGTCTCAGAAAAGATTTTACCCGTTGGGGTAACTTGATTATTAGGGGCTACTTGTTGAGCCGCTTCATTGAACGCATCAACTGCAATTGCAGGGATGGTGATTTCATCTGTTTCTCGCTTTGCCATAATTTTCTCCTATGTGTTGTTTAGCGAATATTTACTGATGTGGTTTACGAGTTATTTGTCTTCGTCTGGAACACGACGCTGTGCAAATCTTGCGCCGTATGCCCGACTAGTCATTTTATTAATTAAATCTTCCTCAATTGGTGGAATACCACCAACACCTGGAAGCGGTCCACCCGTTCCCGAATTTCCCGCACTAGATACATTAGCACCTCCAGCGGAGGTCGTTTGCATGCCGGATGTATCTGGTAGCAATCCAGTAGCAAGCATTACTGCTTGACCGATTTGTGCACGTACCATATCAAGTGCACCTTGATCAATTGCGTCATCCATAAGCTCATCAAAGATTTCAATCATCTTCTCATTCGGGAACTCTTCACCCAACGAACGAAGTGCACCCTTTTTAGATTCAATACCCAATGCCATTTTTGCTTGAGCCTCATTAAGTTTAATAAGCGCATCAACAGGCAGTGGTTCAGGCCAATGGATTGTTGTCTTATATGTGTTTGGGTCCATCGGGTCTAGCTGTGTTAATTGATCCGCTTCTGGCATTGCCGATTGTGTTGGGTCATACACCAAAAGTTCTGGCAAAAATACTGCAGCTGTTCTAATAATAATTTCATTAAGTTTCTCTAAGCCGTTAGTGAAGTGAACTTTCTTCATCTGATAGCGGTTCATCAAAGGCTGGTACTGAATTGCTAGAGCAACGCCAGAAGTATTAGATACTGGTTGGAATTGTCCCAACGCTGTTTCTGGAACTCCAGTAATTTCATGCATTGCTCGCTTAATCAACTGAATGTACTCAAGCGCTCCAGCCATTTCTCCACGAGATTCAAGGTTAAATACTTGTGCATCCTTTGGCAAACCAGCCCAAACTTTCTTTGGACCTCGCTCAAGTTGACTTGCTTTTGCGCCAGTAATAATCGTTACAGGAGCAGCGTGGTAGTTAATGATGTCTGAAACTTCAGTCATCTTTTCATTCAACTCACGGTTTAGTTGGATTACATCCCAAATATCTGATTGACCCCATGGTGATGAAGTGATTGTGATGTTTGGAATATGAACGATAGGAACTGTTCCAATTGGGTTTGGATACGAATCAATTAGTTCGTCGTTTACATATTGCTGAACCAATTCGTCTGTAAGAATTTCTGTAAACGTGTAAACCTGACGAGTTCCTTCTGGAGATGTTCCCCAAAAACGATACTTAAGTTTAAAACGCAACAATCGTTCACGATCATGTGGATGGTATTCAGGGAAACAGTGCGCTGGGTTAAGAGGCAAGATGCGAACACGACCTGGGCGAACAACACCAGCACCATCTGCGTACGGTTCATCGTACGCAACTTTTACAAAACAATCTCCAGTAACACTAGCTAATTGCCCCATTTGCCAAAGCAAATAATGTTTGTTGTTTTGGTTATCCCAGATTTCGTGAAGAAGCCGTGGAATGATTGCTTGATTTTGCTCAGGAACTTTAAACTGAATTCCTTTACCAAAGCAAAAGTTGGTGATAAAGTCCGACATCGTTCGGACGTAATTCATTGTGATGTTGTTGTCGCCCATTTCGCGACGGTATGACCAATGGTGTCCTAAGTACCAAGCCCATGCAGCTGAATAACGATTAAGGCGTGGGCCGTGAACTTCAAACTCTTCGTCGGCAAGTTCAACTAATCCTAAAGGGCTGATAGCAACTGTTAGGTCGCTAGATGCAGCCCTATAAGACGGGGACCAAAAATCAATGGGCATTTAAAACCTCTTTAAGAAAGTAATAAGATATTACTTCTTTTTTGCTGGGGCTTTTTTGGCAGCAGGTTTTGCTGGAGCTGGGGCTGCGGCTACGGCTTTAGTAGCCAAGTCAATCAACATGGTTGTGTTTTTGTCACCGATTTTAGTTGAAATAAATGACAGAGCAAGCGCTGCTACTGGAACACAGGCAGCTACTACTTCTGCTGAAACGTCGTATTTTGTGCCGACGTATGTCAACAAGCCTAGCAAGGCTCCTTTTGCTGTTGCGTCTACATGAGCTGTTTTCATGGTATTACTCCTTTTGTTGGTTTGTTAATTATACAGGTTTACGCGATTTACTGCGTACTTCGTATTCTTGCACAAAGGTGTGGTATGGCGCACCCGTGTAAGGGTCAAACTTAGCAGAGATTGCAATGGCTTTTATAGCGTTGGATTTTGCTTGGTTTACCGTCTGCTTTTTATTGTGCACTAAAGCCTGTAATGCCCCAAGAGCATATGACGAACCAGTGCCAATTGCATAAAGTCCTGTAAAGTCGGAATACCACGAATAATCACCATCAATTAAGTACAGAGTTCCATTGATCGCCAAGAGGATAGTTGACCCTTGTTCAGCCATGTGTTCTTTATCATCACGATCAGGAACTGAGTATCCCTGAGAATCAAAACATTCTCGTAGTGCCGGAATGAACTTGCTGGTAATAAACTGATCTAGTTTCTTACCTTTAGTGTTGGGTGTTGGCGTGGGTGGTTGAAATACATGTTGAAGAATATTAATTGCTCTAAGGTCACCAGCAGTTGCCAATAAGTATTTTCCATTGACAGCCACTTTTCCAGAACCTTCACGCAAGGTTCCTATTTGGGATATCAGTCCATCAGAATAAGAATCACTAATACGAGAGTCAGCACAGATTAACGAGAACCCGTCTCCTTGAATAGCAATAATTGTTGTCATATGTTTTAAGCACTGTACTCTTTGCCGTGGTACATTGCCCAACCATCATAAATTGGAATTACTTCGTATGCAAACTTGTGTGCCCCAGTGTCTTCATAAGTAACTACACCAAGACCTTGTTGCCAGTTCTCATACCTAACTAATGGACGCCCATCTAAATCTACGCCACCTTTAGTAGAAGGGATAGCACCATCAATGCGAGCGAGACAACCAGGCGACGCCGCCATGATTGTGCGAGGACCGTCAAAGTCTTCTCTAGTCTTATACGCAGTTTCAATCCTGTGAATGTGTCCATAAATTACGCTCGTTTTCTCTGCGTTTAAATAA